GAACCATTACCTGTAAAGGTATACGTTGCATAGCTAGGACCGCCACCACCACTACTGATCGTGATAGTACCTGCGCCGTTAACAATACTTATCCCGCCACCACCGGTTAATGTGGAGAGCGTAAAGTCCGTGCCGTTACCAATCAGTAGCTGACCGTCACTCGGTACTGTTGCTGCGTAAGCCGATCTACCTGCGGGGTAAGTTACAAAGACATTCTTTGTCCCCGCGCCAAAGTTCACCAAGCTCCCAGAATTACTGGAAGATAAAACCGTCGTCCTAGATAGCGTTGTTCCAGACGAGGTGTACGTTCCTATGCCTACTTCCCAGTTAGACCCTGACTGGTCGGCAATGGTGTAAAACGTGGAGTTTCCGTTCCCTATGGCGGAAAACGATTGAAACCCCGTAACCGCACCAGCTAATGTTACTGTGCCGGTGCCTGTGGTTGTGGTGGTTTCTTGTACACGGTCTGCAACAACGAATGCCATGTTAGGTCGTCGCTAGGCGGAGCAATGCAGTAGATGTCGTATTAGAAGGCATCGTCAGCGTGAAGTTACCCGCCGTGATCGTCTGCGATCCAAACGTATGAACACTGACCGCTTTGTTTGACTGTGTGCTGTTATAAATCAACACCGCATCAAACGCCGTGCTTAACGTTACGTTGGTGTACGTGATAGAAGCCGAAGGCGTCCAGTAAGCCGTACCTGCCGTTGCCGAAGCATTGGTGGATGTTGGAGGCGTTGCATTCGTTACCGATACACCACCAGCCGTATAGTTTGTGCCAGTGACTTCACCGGTTGAGCTATAAGCCGTGGTGCTTGCATTGATCGTTGCAGAAGCCAAATACAAAGCCGCTTTAAACGTGTCGGCTGCGCTGGTTCCACGGGTGGGTGCTGTACCAAAGTTATGAGTAGCCGTCATCAGCTCGCTCATAAACGAAGTACACATCGACTGAGTGTTCGCCATTTCAGGCTCCTTTTAAATTAACCAAACGTTGCTAGTTCAGGTACTGAAAATACTGCCGCTTGCTTTAAGGTTACATGGACAGACCTGTGAACAAGCTCGCCTTCATGCCAATACTCTACCCACGTAGTGTATTCATGATCATTATCAACCACTCCCTCGCGCTTCTCAAGAAGGGATTCGTCCATCTCGCCCTTAGTGGTGTTAATCATTATTCAATCCGTAAAATGGCGTCAGTGGCTGACGCGGCTGGGAATGTAATCACCAAGTCCTGTGCAACTTTGGTAATCGTACTACCGAAATTCAGAACACATACTGCACGGTTTCCATTAGTGGAATTGTAGATCAATGCTCCGGCACAGGAAAGGGTAACGCTGCTAAAAGTAGCTGTCTGAAATGACCAGTAAGCGGTGGTTCCGCTTGTCGTTGGTGTGATGTTTGTGAGTGCAATCCCGCCAGCGGTGTAATTGGTTCCACTCGTCGATACTTCCCCAGCGGATGAGTAAACGGTTGTATCTGCACCGAGGGTGGCAGAGGAGAGGTACAAAGCGATTTTGAAAACATTTCCTGTCGTCGCCGTAAAGTTGTGTAACCCCTGGGCAAGCTCCGCTTTATAACTTGTACACGCTGTCTGGATGATTGCCATATTACTTTACCGGATACCGAACCTGACCAGAACGATAAGCATCCTGACGGTCTTTAGCATCACCAAGCTGTTTAAGGAGCGCCATCGCTTCACCGTACATCTTATCCACAGCCGCAATCATATCCGGCTCACCCTTCAAGAAGATATAAGCCTCGCGGATCGAACCGTATAAAAGTGTTGAGTCAAAGTTCTCACTGAGCCATGTATTACCTGAAGCGGCATCCACAATCGACTCAGGGTAGTAGTAATAGTGTAGCTCCATGGCATACGCCAAGTTAGGCGTTGGACCAAGTAAAAATGTCAGCTCTCGTGGGGCACTGTAATCAGGACCGAAGATAGCGTAGTGCTTTGGTTTACCTGTTGCTGTTGGAGAGGGGTACGCCTCACGGATAAAGTTCACGTCTTTATTCAACAGATAAAGATACTCACCAGACGTTGGGTCAATAACCGCTAAGCTATAAGGCGACAGAAAGTCATCCGGGCACTGAAGATACTTGTTGTTAGCAGTGGTTATACCCGTTACGTTGCGACGAAGATTGGGCAACTGCACCGAGTTATAGATGCGCTGCTCTGCCTGACGAATGATGGTATCAATGTCAGTCGTGGAGAAAATATTCTCCACATAATCCTGAACCGCTGTAACGAGCTGGCTGTAATTCACGCCATTGGTCCCCTGCTCATCGTACCTTTAGTCGCAGCACCTGCACCACGCATCTTGATCCCAGAGGTCTTGACTGCATTATTCTCACGGTTGGTATAAGCACCAACGCTCATACGCAGCGTGTCGGTATTGCGGTGGTCTGGACCAGAACCTGGGTTAGCTTCAACCTTAGTCTTTTTACCAGCCATGGTATGCGGCTCTGCATAAGTTGAGGCAGGACCAACTTCTTTCCCACCTTTTTTCATACTGTACTTAGCCATGTCTTACCCCTGGTTACGTGCGCGAGCCAAGTTACGACCCATCTTCCGCATATCCATACCCGTAGGGCCACCCTTCTTGAGCTTAGTCAGGGGCTGACCTTTATGCTTGGCACGTTCATGCTTGTGCACTGCACCGGCTACCATCTTTTTGTCTTGCGCTAAATCTTTCTTATCCATCATGGACTCCTAAGAAACGGTAACTGAACCAACTTCTGCAAAACTGACCAAGTGATTTGGCGTCAGGGCAGCGTCGAACCATCGTGCCATGCCCACAGGATTAAAGCCCCACTCAATGACACGAGAGCCACCATCTCCGCCAGGAGCTGGAACATAATAAGATGGCGCATCAGGTCTTGGATTGCGAATAGCTTGCGGATCATAGACAGGGTACATCCCAAGTTGCAACTGTGGTTGGTCAGGCTCCCAACATTCAGGACACACCAAGATATTAACGTTTTTGGTCTTAATAACCAAGGTCTTAAGCTGTTTTAGCTTAAAACGAAAGTTGCACCGATCACACTGCGCTATCGCCCATTTACCAGAGGCAAACTGATTAGGCATCAGAAGCTCCCGGTGTTGCCCAAATACATGCGCCGGGGGACAAACCGAACAGCTGCTTTTTCACGATCCTCGCCAGTAGCGTAGGTCATCTGCTGTTCATACTCAGCCCGTAAAAACTGCAAACGCTCTTGACCTTCAGGAATCTTCTGGGCAATGTAATAAGCCAGCCCTGCCATCAAGCAGGGGTAAAACCTAAATGACATATCAGGCGTCTGGATACCAGACCCAGCATCCTGTATACGGCGCATGCGCCAATAAACTACTTGGTAGTACGGAGAGGCTTGCGTGCCTTGGTCAGGGACAGGCCAAACTGTGAATCGGGGGTTTGCCGTGTCTGAGGGTTCGTAGTTGCTTGTGGCTGGGTAGGTCTGTCCAGAGAGCCGTTGGACGTAAATCTGTATCGGTCTGGCTTGAGCAAGTTTGTTTGGGATTGTGGCGTAGGTGGAGACACTAATCCTTGTAAGTGTAAGGTCAGCTTGCGTTGAGGAATTTCCAGCTCCTGTCCTTATAACGTGCTCAAGCAGGTCAATGGTGTCGTTCGGTAGATCGTACGTCGCAGTGCCTTGTACAAGGTTAACAGTCCCTTGTTCAATCGTCCACATGTTAATGCCACGATTTGCCCACTCTATCGTCAGTAAATTCATCGACCTGCGAGCAGTCCGCAAGTCATAACCTGAGCGCATCTCACGCCCAGCCCGTTCAAACGCTTCTTCAGCGATCTCCGTAAATTCTGGGGTGAAGTCTGTTGCGCCGCTAGTGGTCATCTATATCTCGCAGTCTTTGCGGCAATTTTTGCCGGTTGTTTGACAAACTGCTTACCTGCACTTTTTCCAGCTCGCTTTGCCTTTGTTGTTGCTGCGTATTCAGCAGGGCTAAGTGCATTAATTGCCGCCGACGGGAGGTATCGTTCGCCAGTTTTGCTAGACGGTTTACCACTTTTGGTCCGCCATTTCTGATCCCCCCAGTCTTTTAAACTTTGCTGCGGCGCTTTCACTACACCATCTTTCCACGCGTTTTACCACGTTGAGCTATACCGTCACCACGTTTAGAGGCGGAACCAACTGAGCCACCTTTAGCGTATTTTTCCTTTGCTGTTTTTTCAAGTCCAGATTTACGCAAAGGAGTTTGTTCATCTCTGGATTCAGTCCCATCATCACTATCGACAGAACCTTTTGAGGTCATCACTTGTTCTCTTGGTTCCCGTTCGCTTTTTACGCCTTCAATTTCTGCCGCCCATTTTTGCCCTTGAGGGCTTTTACGAAAGGATTCAAAAGCAGACATCCCTAAAGGACCACTACTATAAGCTTTTGCTGTAGGAAAACTTCCAGAGACAGAACTACCTAATGTAGAACCGCCTGAGTTAAATTTTTTAGTTTTCTTAATCACGATAACCCCCACCAGCTTCTTTGTACTTCTTAGCTACGAGTTGAGCTTTCCTCGCGGACCATTGTCCTGCCTTAGTGCCATGAGTCGCTGCGGCTTTAACTTGGGCTACGATCTTTTTCCGTAACCCAGGCTTGGTGTAATTACCTGCCGCATTGACCTTGCCACCTTCAGCATACTGATCGAAATCAGTATCGTCCCGCCTAGCTTTACGCTTAGCGGAGGGCATTTTAGAAGGGGCTATGCACCCCATCCCGCGAGACGCCATCACTTTAGCAACTCCCGCCCTTCATATAACCGCCCTTCTTCATAGCGGGCATCTTGCCACCGCCAGCCATCTTGATCTGCTTGCCTTTGGTTTTACCCTTCATAGCAATGCCGTCTTTGCTGGGGGCAGCAGTCTTAACAGCGCCCATCTTGCTTGCGGCCATGCCGCCCATGTTCATCTTTTTCATACCCGTAAACTCCTTACCAACAGATTGAGGGACACCTACCTTCTTTGCAAACTTAGGATTGTGAGCCACAGCTTGCATGAACTTCTCTTGCTTATCACTGACCGCTGGCATCTCTACCCCTTCTTAGCAAGCTGGTCAATCTTTGCTTCAAGCCGCTCAAAGCCTGCATCGAAGCGTTCCATAATTCTTTCAAGGTCTGCACGAACCTCTGCACGAGTGATGTGGTCACGAGCGATTTCTTCTCTTGTTCGGTTTAGCAAAATCTGAATCCGCTTTTGTTCATCATGGTTCATCTTAATCATGAACATAACTAATGCCACAAAGAACGATGTAATCAAATTCCAAACGAGCGCACCTGTTTCCATGACTCAACACTTCCATGCCCTTAACGACTTATTGATACGACTGTTCGGATCGTTAGCGGTTTTGGCTGAGGTTAGCTTCTTTTTCATGCCTTTCATTCGGGCGCAAAAAGAATCCCGGCGAGAGCCACCTTCGGGTTGCGGAGGTTTTAACCCAGGCTTACCGGGATTTGCAGCATTGTAAGAGGCACGGCCTTTAGCATTAAGACCGCCCTTTTGCGACTTCCCTTCTTTCCTTTGCCATGCTGGGGTTTTAGGCATATTGCCGCTCCTTTTCCTTGCGAACAGCTACACACAACCTTTCACGCAATTCAAAAACTTCGGCTGTTATAGAATCTTTACCACCCTTTTTAGTTTTAGAAAACTCAAGTGCTAATTCAGCTTGTGCTTTCTTAATTCTTAAAAAGGGTGTTAATGTTTCTAAAAACTGAACAGCCGCTGCGTCATCTGCGTACCATTTCCATACGCCACGATTGCAATGTATTGTGCCACCAACCACATCATAAAGCTGCTTTAAAACCGTTGGGTCTTTCTGGGCAACGTTTATACGTAACCTATGAAAGTATGTCTGGTCTTTAGCACCCCAAGTTTTCTTTTGGCGAGTAATAGAAATACACCCTTCGCCATCAAAAAATCCAGCAAAGTATATAAGATCATCGCGCTGCCAAGCAGGAGACTTAGCCATAGAACACCGTGACCTTAGCTGAGGTTGGTAGCGTTACGTGTACATCCGTCGTAAACAAAATCCCCTCTCCGGGGATTAAGTTAGCAAAAGGATTATTGGTGTTTGCTGGGATATTAAATTGCAAACGGATCGTACCGCTTGCTCCACCATCACGGAAAATAATATCGCCAGCAGTGCCCCCGGAGAGGCACTGATAACCCTTTACACGAACCCTGCCAGATACCGCAGTGCCAGTAGCCTCTACATGAGAGGACTTAACGTCTGTTTGCATAGCCATAATTGGCCTCCGTCATTAGACGTTTTGCTGACCGAGGTAAGGATCGGTGACGTAGTAGAAGATTTCCCCAGTGATACTGCCGCCCGTGGGAGCATCACCTGTCGTACCCCCGCCAGTGATTTTGACCATCTGGGTAGCAGACATGATCGTATTAAGGTCATCCCCTGCGGTAGCAGAAGCAAAATCAATCACAAGCTTACCTGTCGTAGCAACAGCCGCAGCAACTAACCCATTGTCGTCAGAAGCTGAAGTATCGGAATACCCAATCCAACCCATATCAAACGTGGGGGTCGTACCGCCTGTTGCAGCACATAAAGCATTAATTTGAGTAACAACTGCGCCAGCAGGAAGAATTACCGGGGCGGTGTTAGTAGAAGAAACTTGGACGGCTACGCTGTTAGCAGATGCGCCAGAAATGTAAAACTCGGCAACCATAAGAGGGGTGCCACAATATGCGGTACGTGTTTGATCGCCGCCACCAGAGCGCCAAATGGCTTGGGTCGTTGAAACTGCCATGATAAATCCTTATGCACAAGTAGCTTGCCAATCGGTGCATCGTCTGCTGGGACAGTTTAGCAAGCTGGGTTTTCCCAGATAATGTGTTTTTATCAGGTTGTGGGGGTTGTGTCAATAAGCTTTGCGCGAATTAGTGCTAGATCGTTTTCAGTAGGTTTTGAATCAACACCGCCGTATTTGAAACTATACCCCGCTAAGCGTCCTTTTGTTAAAGGTTTGCCGGATATTAAAGCCCTACGAAGGGTCGGCATCTGCATTCCATAGTAATTGAGTGTTGCAGTAAGACTTGGAAATAAAATGCCGTCAGGCATAACGAATACAGTTTTGCTCATTTTTTCTTTTGCTTCCTCAGTATGTTTACGTCCTAGCCAGTGCATATGACTACGACCTGCTTCGATGTTTGCGCGAATCTTTAAGCGCCCTTCTTCTGAAACTTTACGCCCCTCTGCTTTTGGTTTGCCGCGTTGCGTCGCACCAATCTTTGCTTTTGTTTCGTCGGATAACGTTTTACCGTATCGATAGTGATTTTCCCCGGCAGTAGGGGTTCTGTTCTGTCGAATCTTTAACCGTGCTTCTTCGGTATGCTTTTTCCCAACACGAGGGTGGTTAAAGTAGTCCGCAGCATAAAACTCTTTAAGAGTTGTAGAAATTTTTTCTTTTTGTTGCTCTGCCATTACTTTGCCAAAGTTTGGCGTAGTTTCTGGCGGGGCGTTGCGCCAAGGCGCGTCCGCAGAATATCCAGAGTTATAGCACATAGGCTGACCAACATGTTGAAGTAGATAAATATCTTCTATCTGTTGAAGAGGCATAGTTTCTGGAACAACCTCAACAATCACAAACTCGAACTTATCTTCACCATATTTGTTCCACGCTGCTTGCAAATGTTTGCAGTGGTGCCTATTACCGCGAAGT